TCTGCCCACGGCGCTGCCCACGTCGCCGTCCACGGCGCTGCCCACGGCGCTGCCCACGGCTCTGCCCACGGCGCTGCGCACGGCTCTGTCCACGGCTCTGCCCACGGCGCTGCCCACGGCGCTGCCCACGGCGCGCTTGATCTGATCCGGCGTCATCCCGTCGAGCTTCCCCGCCGCGTGAGCGCGTAGGAGTCCGATCGCTGCGGCGGCAATCGGCACCGCGATCGCACCAACGATCGGCGACGGCACCCACACGATCGCCTTCGGATGTGCGATGCCTGCGCGCTCGTAGTAGTGCCGGATGCCACGCTCCGCCCGCTCGCTGTCCGCTGGCTCAGTCGACAGCCCCAGCGCGATCCACTTGTCGCGGTAGATGGGCATCTTCGCTTCCTGCTCTGGCGTCATCTTCATGATCTTGTCGGCCATGGTCGTCTCCTGAAAAAGGTTGCCCGTCTCTCCGGGCCGTCACGCCTAGCTCTCCACAAGCGGCGTTCCTCGCGACGGACCCTGCGCACGAAGGGGGAGACGCGCGCAGGGACGGAGGTGTCAGAACGGGATGTCGTCATCGGGGTCGGGGTAGTCGCCGACCTCCTGCATCGTTTGCCTCGGCGCCTTCTTGGGCTCGCCCTCGGGCTCGTTCTCGAACACGTCGAGATAGTGCGTGTCCCCGGTGATCTCCGCGCCGTTCGCGAGAATCACTTTCACGCCCGCATCCAGTTTGAGCGCGTAGCCCTTGCCGTACTGCGAGCGCCACGCCGCGCCGAAGTACGACCGCTCTTTGCTCTGCTTGTGCTTCGCCGCCAGCTTGAGATCGGGTCTTGCCATCACGCCGCTTCCTTTCCGTTTCGCGCAATCGTGTTCGGGTCCAACCCGAGCTCGCGACACTTGCGGCCGAACGCCTGACGCATGTCGCTCTTGGTTTGCTCGTCGAACGACTGCACGCGACCGCGATTGCGCGCCCACCATGAGCGCGCCTCGAGGTCGTCGGACACGTCGGCGAGCGACTCCAGCAGCTGGTCGACCAGACCCGGTCCCGCTTGCTGCGGCTCTTGCGTCTTCGCGGGCGCCCTGCGCGGCGCGGCGCTCGTTGCCTCGTCCGTAGCCTCATCCGCCTCCGGGTCGTCGCCCGTCGCTAGACTAAGCGCCATCATCCATGCGTACTTCACGGCCGCGGTCTGGGCCTTCATGATGGCCTTGTCCCCGGAGTCCATGCCGGTGCCGAGCGCCTCGATCGTCTGCGTCTCGCCGGAGTCCGCGTCGGTGAGCACGAGCCGCACGCGCACGGTTGCAATCTGCGCGGTGCCCTGCTTCGTCGGAATCGTGGCATCGAGCGCTGACACAATCTCGACCGCCGGCGATACGCTAATGCCGCGCGACGCAACCGCCGGATTTACCTTCCGCAGCACAGCCTCCGCGCTCGCGTAGCTGTAGCGGTGGAACTCATTGCGCTTGTCTTTGTGGATGTACGCGACTTCCGCAGCCACCTCCGCGAGCTTGCCCGCGAGGGTCTTCTTCTCTGCCTTCACTTCGCTTTCCTTCGCCATGCCTTGCCGTCCTTCCTGCTGCCTGCCGTCCGCTACTTGATGACCAACGTTTCCTTCGACTCGAGATGCACGCCGGGCACAAACTCGCCGGCTTTCAGCGCGCGCTTGATCTCCTCCTTCGAGATCACCTCCTCCACTCGCTTGAACTTCGCCGGCACGTCCGCCGGCTCATCGATCACCAACGCGGGCGGCGTCTTCTTGAGCGACGCCGTGAAGCGCTCGCCCTCGACCTTCGCGACCTTGGCCGCGCGCATGTTGCGCTCGACATAGGCGCGCAATCGTTCCGCGCGCGCATCGACCACGCGCCGACGATCGGCGAGCCGCTTAGCTTCTGCGTCGAGCGCGTCAGCGTATGCGCCCCACTCAGCGACGAGCGCAAGGCACGCGTCGACCTTGACGGCGAGCTGGTCGGTGATGGCGTCGAGCGCGGCAGACACCTCGGCGTCATCGGCCTCGGATGCTGCAAGGTCGGCTATCGCGCGGTACTGAGCCGCGAGATCGTAGAGCTTGAAATCGCTCACTGCGCCGCGTCTCCCGCGCTCTCCATGTCCTGCACATCCATCGCGCGCCCAAGCCGCTGCTCGAGCTGCGCAAACGCCTCCGCGCGCGACGGAGCCGTCACCACGTACGACACGCCGTCATCAAGCGTGACCATCACGCGACACTTGCCGCCGGGCCGCACGACGCAGACGAAGCGGCCGATTGCGGCGCTCACGCCGCCACCTTCGCAGCCGCCACCGCCGCGATCTTCTCGACGCGCTCCAGCGCCGCCATCACGCTCGCCATCGACCGCCGCACGTCCGTCGCGTTGCGCGCCCGCGCCGCCAACGCGCCCGTGCGCAGCGAGCGCGCGTCGATCTCGACGCAGCGCAGGCTCGCCTCCAGGTCACACTCCGCGCAGAGCCCCGACGCGTGGCAGTACTCCAGCGCCGCCGCACCAACCGCGTGGTGGCAGTCGTCGCACACGACCAGCTCGAGGGCGGGCAGGCAGTCGCTACACACCACCGCCATCTCGTCGAGCGTCGGGTAATACCCGTCGGCTTCGTCGTGCCTAGGACACGACCCGCAGGAGCACTTGCGGCTCGCGAGGCAGTGGCAGCGGGCGTAGTAGTCGTCGGGGTAGTCGGCGGGGTAGTCGGTGCGCTCCATGCGGGCTCCCTTCGTAAGTGAGTCCACTATAGCGCTTTGACATAGCGTGTCAACACAAAATCAACCTGTGTTGATCCGAGTCTTTCGCCGAGCGTCGCGCCACGCAATGGGAGCCGAGACATCGGCAGAGCGTAGGCGGTAGCTAGCATCCTACTCAATATAGCGAGTTGACAGCGCGGAGCAAGATGAACGGTTGACTCGTGTGTGTCAAAGCGCTATTGTGCGAGTATGCGTTTGGTGGAGTGGGTGAAGTCTCAGCCGCGCGGGGAAATCTCGCGCATCATGCGTCGCGCCGAGGTGGGTTCGAGCACCATCGTTCGGCATCTGCGGACCGGACGGCCGATCGTCCACTACGACACCGCGCAGAAGATCAGCGAAGCCACCGGCGGCGCCGTGTCGATCGCCGAGCTGTGCGAGCCGCAGCCCAAGCCGGAGGCGGCGGAGTGAAGCGCCTCGTCCTGGGCGTGCTCGTCGCTTACGCCGTCCTGTGCGTCGGCACGGTCGCGGCGGCTGTGTATGGGGCGGCCGAGGCCCTCGGAAGGCGTTGGCTGGGCTGTGAACTGACTGAAGCATACGGCTCGCTAATCAGACAGCGGACGGCCCAGGGGGGCCTACCGTGGCCAGAGGAGGCAGCCAAGTGAAACCCCAAATCCGCCACGCTCAGCGCGCCTGCGAAGCGGCGAAGGCCCGCCAGGTCGTCGTCGTCTTTTTCGACGATCGCCAATTCGCAGTCGTCAGTTACGGCGAGACCAAGGCCGAGTGCAGCGCCGTCGCACCCGTGTGCGATGCCATCCACGACGCGATAAACAAGGGCCTCCTGCCATGCCCCGGCGAGACGTTGGCCGACCACCATAGAGGCAAGCGAGCGCGAGAAATGGAGGCCATGGAGGCACAGCTCGACGAGTACCGGACGCGAGCGCACGAAGCGGAGAAGAAGCTCGCGACGATTTCTCTGCTGGTCTCGATCTACTGGCGGCAGGACGAGCCAGAGGGCCAGGTCTCGGCACGTAGGACGCTGACGGCTATCTCCGAGACCTTCGCTACGGAGTGCTCGATCTGCCGGGGTAGGCATGGCGCGGAGGTGCAGCATGCGTGCGAGTAGAGAGCGGGGAGAACATGGGACAGAGAACGCGAGTTCGTGCAGCGGACCGAATGGGGAGCCCGTCTGCTGCTCGTGGGACTACGTCCGCGACTGGCCCGAGGTCGACTGCCTGCGGTGCGGCGGACTCGTGCATGACCACGAGGTGCGGCAATGAGCGCGCGTTGGCCGTACGATCACGTCGACCTCGAGGCGCTCAAGCGGTCCGTGACCGCCGAAGACCTCGACACGGTGCTGGCGGGCATTCGCCCGTCGCCGCTGAGCGTGGGCGCTCGCGTGCATTTGTCGGCGCAGCTCTTCGACGGCGTTGATCTTCAGCGCGTCCAGCACGGCAGTTTTGCGCGCTGGTGGAGTGGGCGGTCGTGGCAATGACGCCGCCGCCGAAGCTCACGCAGTGGACCACGAGCCGTCACGGCCGCTGTTACGTGTGCGCGCGGTCGCCGATTGCGTCGGCGCGGCGTGCTGGCGGCGAGCTCGTCGCCATCTGCGCGGAGTGCGCGCAGCAAGCGGTGATCGCACTGGGGATTGAGCGGGAGGCCGTCACGTGACGCACAACCCCTACGTCGTCATCACCTGCGAGACGTGTGGCGAGCGCGGTCACCGCGCCAGCGCGCACACGAGCCTCGTGGAGGCGCTCGATTACGTCGACCTGTGCCTGAGGCGCGGCGAAGAGCTTCGGGCGCGCATGTGGCTGTCTGTGGCGCGTCGGCTGGCGCGGGAGCAGGCGACGGGGAGGGCGGCGTGAGCTCGAGCCGCGAGAGGATGCGCAAGATGCGAGAGAGGCGTCAGGGAACCCGCGATACAGCGGCACCGGCCACTCCGTCTGCGCTTGGCGAACTGGTCGCCGACGTCATGCACGCGTACGGGGACGCGTCAGAGGACATGCGCACGCTGCTTCGCCGCGTCGTCATCGCCCTCGTTGACGGTGACGTCACACCCGTCACATGTGACGCGTCACGTGACGTCACATGTGACGCGTCACAAAAGGTTTTTCCCTCACACTCCCTTTTCCAAAACCTTCCTGCTTCTAAGCACTTAGAAGCTAAAACCCCCCCTACCCCCCAGCCAGAAAACTCCACCGAAAGTGACGCAAAATGTGACGCGTCACGTGACGTCACATGTGACGCTCCACAAAAAGCGCGCGCTGACATCCAAGAGGTGTTCGAGCACTGGGCCAAGGCTATGGGCAAGACCCGCACGCGCTTGACCAAGGACCGCGAGGGCATCATTCGGGCACGCCTTGCGGAGGGCGCCACCGTCGAAGAGCTGAAGCGCGTGGCTGACGTGGTCTCAAAAGATCCGTGGTGGATGGGCGAGAACGACCGCGGCCGCGCGTTCAACGGCATCCGGACCATCTACAAAAGCGCCGATTCCGTGGAGCGATTCCTCGCGCCCGCCAAAAAAACAACGGTGACGCACATAAAGCCTCCTGCCCCCATCTGGCTCACGCCGCAGGCCATCGACATCGAGCTCCGCCGGCTCCGAAGCGAGCGCGACAAGCGCGAAGCGGCGCTTGAGCGCGCCGAGCGCGAAGGACAGCCGGCCGAAGAGCTTCGGCGCCTCGAGGCCTTGGCCATCGAAGCCGCCAAGGCGATCGGCGCATTCACCGCCAGGCACGTGACCAAACAGGAGGCCCGCAGTGCTTAGCCCTGAAGCCACAGCCGAGGTTGAGCGCGAGTATTTCCGCGCCTTCTTCGAGGTCTCGAATCACATGAGCCCACGCGACCTCCGCGACATGGCCGCCCCACCTGCCGCGTTTGACGTGCCCACCCACGCACGCATTGCCGAGTATATCGCTAGTGCAATAGACGCCCGCGGCGAAGTCGGAATGGCCGACGCCATGATCGCTCTTTGGCGGAGTGGCGATTCCGGCGCCCACGAGGCGCTCCAGGACGCGACAAACGTCCTACCCAAGACGACCCTCCCCCGAGCCCTCGAAAGCCTCCAGGCGGCCGCACAGGCCCGGCAACAGCGAACCCTCCTGCTGCGAGCCGCAAGCGACGCCGCCTCGGGGAAGGCGATCGACAGCGAGGCCATCGCGGATTCGCTCTCGCGCGCTATAGCGGCTCCGGCGAAGGACACGAGCAAGACCGAGCACGAGGTGGCGCGCATCGGCATGAAGCGATTCGCGGACCTGCTCAACGGTGACGCGAGCAAATCCCAGCGGCTTGGCATCCCGGCTCTCGACGACGTGCTGGGCGGCGCTGACCCCGGAAGCCTCACCGTCATTGGCGGCCGGACAAGCGCAGGCAAGAGCACCCTGGCGCTGTGCTTCGCGTCGTCCATGGCCGACTGCGGCGCACGCGTTGGTATCGTGAGCTGCGAGGACCCGCCCGAGACGTGGGGCAACCGCATCCTGAGTTCGCGCGTACGCGTGTCGGCCCAGGCGCTTCGGACGGGGCAGGTGCAGCGACACGAGATGGACGGCGTGATGTCGGCGGTAGCACGTGCGGACACGATGCTGGGTGACGCGTTGAGCATCGACTTTGCCGTGGGCGCACAACTCGACGAGGTGTGCCAGCGCGTCGAACGGCTCGTGACGCGGCGCGGAGCGCAGGCCGTGTTCGTCGACTACGTGCAGGCGATATCAATGCCGAAGGCGCAGGACAGGCGCAACGAAATCCGAGAGATAGCAGCAAAGCTGAAGGCCACGGCCGCGCGCCTCGAGGTGCCGCTATTCCTGCTCTCGCAACTGCGGCGTCACGAGGGCGAGCCGTCGCTGTCGGACCTCAAAGAATCGAGCGACCTCGAGGAAAAAGCCGAGGCAGTGCTCTTGCTCTGGTACGACGAGAACGCACGAGGGCGTCGGCTCCGCGTGGCGAAGAACAAGAACGGGCCGAGCAACTCAACGTTCGTCGCGCACTGGGACCGTCACGCGGCGTGCTTCATCGGCTTCGCGGCGGAGGCCGAATGACCCGCCCCGCTCCCACGCTCCCCAAGTGTCCCGCGCACCCGCACGCGGTCGTGTGCCGTGGCGAGTGCTTGCAGTGCCTCGCCGACACGATGAAGCCGGCGTGGCGGAATGTACTCGTCGGTGATGGCGTGCGGCGACCGTATCGCCGTGGGCGCAGCGGCGGCATGGTGCTGAAGGATTGGGTGAGGCGATGAGGGTGGTGGATCTGCCGAACGGGATTCGCGAAGCGCTGATCGGGGCCGCGCAAGAGATCGTGGCAGAGGCCGGCCGCGCTGGGCGCGTTGAGGTCGACGATTATGTCAAGGGACTCGAGGCGGCCGGCTCGCGTCTCTACGACCTCATCCGCAAGGCGAAGGACGCGCAGGAGCAAGAGCGACAGCGCGACGAGGACCGCGTGATGTCGCATGCGGTGAACGAGCTCAAACTCGACCCCTCGATCGAGGCGCACCAAACACGGCTACGGAATGCGCTGTGGCGCCTCGGGAAGAGCGAGCGATGAACCTCGAGGCGCAAACGTCGCTGTACGAGCCGGTGCAAGCCGTCATCCTCGCCATCGATCCGGGAGCGGAGGACGGGTGGGCGACATGGGTTCCGGGGTCAAACATCTCCCCCGGCAGACACGGGTCTACCGCTGGCGGCCAATCGCGCGGCGAGGTCGTCGCGGGCGCAAAGATCGATGCGGCCTGGTGTCGGTTGCCGCTCATCGTCGTAGCCGAGAAGTGGACCGCGGGCGGGTGGCAGTCACACGACACGCTCATCGGCCTAGGCGCCGCCTGGGGCAAATGGGAGGCCGCGCTCGAGGAACACCGGGTCCCAAAGTCGCGCGTCGTCCGCGTGTACCCACAAACGTGGCGCTCACGCATCCTCCCGGGCAGGCAGCGATCTACCGAGCAGTGGAAGGCCGATGCTGTGGCGCGGGCACAGCGCGAGCTCGGGCGCGTGGTCACGCACAATGAAGCGGACGCGGTGTGTATCGCGCTGTGGGCGATGCATGCGGCTGAGGTGCGGGCGAAGATGCCGAAGCGAGCGAGGGCGCGATGATCGACGAAGAGAGCGAGTGGGTGCGGGACGTGCGCCCAGGGCGCGAGAATGTTGTGTGGCTCACGCCGAAACGACGCAGTAATCCCGCGCGCGCGCGCGAGAAGGGGTCGATGTGACAGCCGCATCCAGTAGCCGTCAAGTGTGTTGCGTTTTGGGCTGCGGCAAAGGTGCGCACAGCCCGGATATCCGCTGTCTCCAGCACATCGCGGCGACACGGCAGGACACGGAAGCGAAGGAGCACGCGCGCCGGGCGCGTCAGCGCAGGCGGATAGCCAGACGCAGGCAGGCCATGGCCGCCAAGTACAACAAACGGGGTGCCACGTGAGGGAGGGGCTCAATAGCCGTGAGGCGCCGAACCTAATCACCTACCTAGTCGAGTCGATTCTGTCGCGAACCATCGGGCCTCACGGCGCCGAGGAGACGATCGGGATTGGCGGATGCGGAGATCCAGCCATCACCATCCAGGTGCGCGTCTCTTGGTTTCGAGACGTAGACGTGTACGCCTCCGCCAGGCACGCGAACGCCGGTGTGGCGCAGATCAGTCGATTCAAATTCGCGTCTCCAGAGGAAGCGCTTGCGTGGGCGAAGACGCTGCCGAAGGACTGGCCGATCTGGGCGCCAGCCATGATGGAGCCTCACGAGTACTCGAGAGAGATCTACGCGCGCCCAGAGATCGAGGCGGACTACGTGCATATGCTCGGCCGTCCGTCTGTGAGTGTCACGTGAAACACGACCTCCGCGCCAAAGTCGATCGCCACACGCTCACCGACGAGAAGGTGACGCGCATGCTCGACCTCCTCGAAGAGGGCCAGACGCGCGGCACCGCGGCATGGTTGGCCGGCCTCAAGCCGAGCGCGGTCGCGGCCTTCCTCGACAGCGACGCCCCCGAGGCGCGCGAGCTGTCGGACTTGGTCTACATCGCCGAAGCCGGCGCCGAGGCCGCTCGAGTGAGAGGCATACTCAACTGCGAACGCCAATGGCAGGCGCTCGCGTGGTGGCTCCAGCAGCGGCGCAAAGGCGACTGGGTCACCATCGACGCGCTCAAGCCAACGAGCGAGAAGGAGATGGCGAAGGCGCCCGACGCCGTCGTGCTCGAGAAGGCGCGCGAGGCCCTACGTGTGCTCGAGGGAGGCAAGCGTGGCTAGCCCGATCAACATCCGCGCGATGCGGCCCAGCGACGAGAACTTTATCCGCGACGGCTGGGTGCAGAGCTATTCGAAAAGCCCGCACGTGTGCGAGGTGCCGCGTCAGGTGTACTTCGACGCGCAGCGCAAGGTGATCGCGAGGCTGCTGGCCAAGTCGACTACCTACGTGGCGCACTGGCCCGAGGACGATGACGCGCTCTACGGCTTTGTGTGCGGTGTGCCCGATCGGCCCAAGACGACGCTCCACTACGTCTACGTCAAGCAAGTGTTCCGACGTGAGGGCATCGCGAAGGAGTTGATCGGCGCGTTGGTCCCGCCCGGCGCTGAGGTCGTGTGCAGCCACCGTCCGTGGGGCGAGTGGAAGCGCGAGCAGGCGACCAAACGCGGATACGTTTACTCGCCGTACGCGGCGCACGAGGTGGCGGTGTGAAGATCGAGCTGGTTGGTTTTTGTGAGCCCGTGGAGTGCATGGTCGACGGCGCCGGGACGGCGCGAACGTGGATGAGCTCGCGCGCGCCAGTGGTGGACCTCTGCGTTGGCCCGCTCGGTCTAGAGATTCGCTCGGGGGACGACCTCACGATTGTGCCAATGGGCAACGTCCGATACATGCGCGTGGCGCGGGCTCCCGCGCCCGTTGAGGAACAGCCGGTCAAGCAAGAGCACCGGCAGGCGAAGCCGAGGCGATAGGGCCAGGCGAGGCGCAGAAATGGCTTGACGAGGCGCAGCGGCGTGCGGCGTCGCAGTCGCGTGCGTGGATTCCGCACGCCCCGACGCCGCCGCAGGAAGCTTTCCTGGCGCTGGATTGCTTCGAGGCGCTCTATGGTGGCGCTGCGGGCGGAGGCAAGACCGACGCGCTGCTGATGGACGCGCTGCGCTGGGTCGACGTGCCCGGTTACGCGGCGCTGGTGCTGCGTCGCACCTACTCGGACTTGTCGCTGCCAGGAGCGATCATGGACCGCGCAGGCGAGTGGTTGAGGCCCACGTCGGCCGAGTGGAACGACCAGAAAAAGACGTGGACTTTTCCGAGCGGCGCGCGCCTGACGTTCGGCTACCTTGATACGGAGCAGGACAAGTATCGATACCAAGGCGCCGAGTTTCAGCGCATCTACACCGACGAGCTGACGCAGTTCACGGAGACTCAGTACACGTACTTGCTCTCGCGCATTCGCCGCGTGGTCGGCATCGACGTGCCGCTGGCCGCTCGCGGCGCGTCGAACCCCGGCGGTATTGGCCATGACTGGGTCCACGCACGATTCGTCATGGATCCGTCGCGCGCGTTCGTGCCGGCGAAGCTCGACGACAACCCGTACCTCGACCGCGACAGCTATCGGCGCAGCCTTGAGCAGCTCGACAGTACGACCCGCACGCAGCTCCTCGAGGGTGTCTGGGTACGCGACGGCGCTGGCTTACTTTATCGCTACGACGCAACCCGCAACCGGGCGCCGAGCGTGCCCGGTGGCGAATGGGAGTACGTGCTTGCGCTCGACCTCGGGGCCTCAGAAACAGCGCCAACGACGGCGTTCGTTGCGCTCGCGTTCTCGTGGGCCATCCCAAACCGGGTGTATGTCGTGCAGAGCTTCGCGGAGGCGGGGCTCATCCCGTCGACCATGGCCGAGCGCATCTTTCAGCTTCAGGAAACGTTCCCGTTCGCGCGCATCGTCATCGACGAGGGCGCGCTGGGGAAGGGCTACGGCGGGGAGTTCCGCGAGCGCCACGGCATCGCTGTGGAGCCGGCGCAGAAGGCGAACAAGCTCGGCTACCGGAAGTTGCTGAACGGCGCACTCGAGCGCGGGGATGTGTTGCTCGTGGAGCGCCAGAACGACGCGCTTGTAGAGGAGCTCGGCAAGCTGCCGTGGAACGCAGCCGGCACCGACAACGAGAAGGGGTTTGCAAATCACTTGACCGATGCGCTACTTTACGGATGGCGCGAGTGCAAAGCATTCGCGGCCGAGGCCCCAGCTAGCAAGCCTCGTCCCAGCGACCCGGACTATCTGGACCAGGTCGCCCGAGAGATCGAACGCGAAGAGCGGGAAACCGCTGAGCGCGCCAGGTCGGGGCAGTGGTGGGAAGCCGTGTAGGTCTGGCACTCAACGCGATTGCGGCATGGCTGCGCACGCGTGTCTTCGCGCGACGCTCCAGGCTCGACGCTATCGCGGCGTTTGTTGTCCGCGCCCGCGATCTCGGCGCGATGCACGTCCGCGTTGGCGGTGTCGAGGTCACATTCTCGGCCCTGCCCGTTGCGCCGATCGCTACCGATCCGGGCCTCACCGACGCCGAACGCAAGGCCGCCGCTGAACGCGACCTCATGTGGAGCGCGCAGTGACCGAGCAGGCCGTGCAAACGCGCTGGTGGCTCGCGCCTGACGACGAGATTGCCGGCGCTGTGCACAGCAACGTGCGCTTCCTCGACGAGCAGCAGAGCGGGCGTCGCGAAACGGACCTAAAGCACCTGCGCCTGTATGGCGGCACGCAGTACGAGGGCTTCCGCGCGCGCACCTACGCCCGCAACCTCAGCGAAAACCGCATCACGCTCAACGTGATCAAGTCGGCGGTCGATACGGCCACTGCGAAGATCGCCAAGAACTCCCCGCGCGCGTCGTTCCTCACGACCGGCGGCGACTGGAGCGCGCAGAAGAAGGCCAAGAAGCTCACGCAGCTTACAGACGGCGTCTTCTACTCGTCGGGCGTCCGTCGCCAGGGGCCGGTGTGGTTCAGAGACGCGTGCGTGCTCGGCAGCGCCTTTGCCAAGGTCTACGCGAGCGACGGCGATATCCACGTCGAGCGTGTGCTGCCCTGCGAAGTCTACGTAGACGATGCGGACGCGGTCTACGGCGAGCCCCGGTCCATGTTTCAGGTCCGCTATGTGGACCGCGCGGTCCTGCGCGAGATGTATCCGAGGCACGCCGAGGCCATCGACGAGGCGAAGGAGGCCGACGCCGAGGAGCTTGGCTACGCGGGCCGCGACTTGCTCGCCGACCAGCTCGAGGTGATCGAGGCGTGGCATCTGCCGAGCGGCAAGAAGGCGAAGGACGGCAAGCACGTCATCACCATCGAGAACGCGTGGCTCGTCAAAGAGAAGTGGGAGGACGACTGGTTCCCGTTCGCGGTGCTGCGCTGGTCCGATCCGATGATCGGCTTTTGGGGTACCGGGCTCGCCGAGGAGCTGACCGGCATCCAGGTCGAGATCAACCAGCTCCTCCAGAAGATTCAGCGCTCGTTCGAGCTGCTCGCGGTGCCGACCGTGTACCTCCAGCAGGGCTCAAAGGTCCTGAAGGAGCACCTCACCAATCAAATCGGCCGCATCGTCACGTACCTAGGTCAGCCGCCGATGGTGGTGACGCCGCAGACGGTGCACCCCGAGGTATTTGCTCACCTCGACCGGCTCTATCAGCGCGCGTTCGAAATCGCGGGCATCTCCATGCTGTCGGCCAGCGGCAAGAAGCCAAGCGGCCTCGACTCTGGCCGCGCGCTGCGTGAGTACAGCGACATTGAGAGCGAGCGCTTCTCGACGGTCGCGAAGGCCTACGAGGAGTTCCATCTGGGCATCGCGCGGCTTGTCGTCGCGCATGCGCGCAAGCTGGCTGCGTCCGGGAAGTTCCGAGCGACGGGCCTGGATGGCCGCTTCCTTCGAGAGATCGAGTGGAAGGACGTCGACCTCGCCGAGGACAAGTACGTCCTGCAAGCGTGGCCCGTCTCCGCCCTGCCGCAGACGCCCGCCGGTCGCCTCCAGACCGTGCAAGAGCTCTATGGCGCCGGCTTCCTCGACAAGGAGACCGCGTTGCAGCTCCTCGACTTCCCCGACCTGCAAGAGGCGTCGTCTCTTGCGTTGGCACCGCTCGATCTCATCCGCGCCCAGCTCGAGAAGATGCTCGACGACGGCGAGTATCAGCCGCCCGAGCCGTACCAAGACCTCGAGCTCGCGCGTAGGACCGCGCAGTACGCGGAGCAGCGCGGGAAGATCGACGGCGCACCAGCCGCCAACCTCGAGCTAGTCCGTCAGTACATCGACGCGTGCGGGGCGCTGCTGTCGCAAGCGCAAGCCGCGTCCCAACCCGCAGCGCCGCCCGCGCTGCCTATGCCGCAGGCGCCTCTAGCGCCCGCCGGAGCCATGGCCGCATGAGCACAGCCGCACCCATTGCCGAAGCCGTACAGACGCCCGCCGCGCCGCCCGTCGATCCCGGGTCGCTACCCAGCGACGTACAGGACCACGCCTACCTCGAGGCAGGCGAAGCCGCGTTCGCCGAAGCGCTAGCCGCACAGGAGGCGGCGCAGCCAGCGGAAGAGGCCGTAGCCGAGGAGGCGCCCGCGAAGGAGTCGCCGAGGCCCGAAGAAGAGAAGAAGGAACCGCCCGCGGCCGCTGCCGACCCCGCGAAGGCGACCGAGGACGCGCGCACGGCTGCCCGCTTCGCGCTCCTGACGAAGCAGGAGCAGAAGCTCGTGAAGGCTCGCGCCGACCTCGAGGCGGCGACGAAGGAGCACAGCGCGAAGCTGGCCGACGCCGAGCGGCTTATCGCCATTTCGGAGCGCCTGAAGGCACACGACATCTCCGCGCTCGAGGAGCTTGGCGTCAGCTACGAGAAGCTGACCGAGTCGTTCCTGAAGGCGCCGCGGCGCGACCCGAAGACCATCCAGCTCGAGCGCGAGATCCAATCGCTCAAGTCGCAGCAGGAGGCCGCAGCGAAGGCCGCGCAGGAGGCGCAGCAAAAGGCCGCGTACGACAAGAGCATTGCTTACGTCGCGCAGGTCGTGACGACCGCGCCGGACGACTTCGAACTGACGCGCGCCGAGGGCGACGCGGGCATCGAAACGATCGCGCAGGTGATCAAGGCGCATCACGCCGACACGGGCGAGGTAATGCCCGTCATCGAGGCCGCGCGCCTCGTGGAAACCCATTTCGAGCAGCGGGCCGAAGCGCTCGCCAAGCTCAAAAAGATTCAGCGTCTCGCAGCGAAGTACGGCGAGGCGCCAAAGCCAGCAGAAGCACAGCCGCCCCGGCAAGCCAGCGAAGGGGAGCCTGAGTCCACGGATGGTCCGAGGACTCTTTCTCGAAATCACGCTCCTGTCGCTGCGCGCAACCTCGATCGGCCAAAGACCGACGACGACTACACCGCGGCGTTCTTGCAGGAGCTGAAGCGCGGCGGCTGAAGCACACATGAGGTCGCTGCGCATGGGGCTCTCCCATGGCAAACGCAGTCAACAACACCACGTTCGCCGCCGCGCTCAAGCGGATGTATCCGGCGAACCGAATCCGCGACATCGTTTTCAAGGACAACCCGTTCTGGGCACTTCTCCCGAAGGCTGACGACTTCTACGGCGCATCGATCTCCGTTCCGTTTTCCTACGGCGACCCGATGAACCGAAGCGCCTCGTTCAGCCAGGCGCAAACCAACAGCACCACCGCAGCGGGCGCCGGCAAGTACGAAGCGTGGCTCGTGAGCACGCTCAAGAGCGACTACGCGATCGGCACGGTCTCGTCCGAAATCATCGAGCGCTCGGCGAAGGACCCCGCGGCATTTGCTCGCGCGGTCGATTCGACGATGAAGAAGTCGATCAACAACCTCAAGCGCTCGCTGAACAAGTCGCTGTGGAGGACGTCGACCGGCAACATCGCGACAGTGACCGCGGGCACCAGCTCGCCGATCACCGTCTCGAAGGCCGACGCGCACAACCTCGAGGTCGGCATGATCATCAACGCCGTCTCGGACGACACGGGCTCCGGCACCGTGCGCTCGGGCGACGGGACGATCACCGCGATCAATCGCTCGACTGGCGTCGTCACCTACACGGGCACGATCACGTCGCTCGCTGTCGGCGACTTGCTGCACGTCAAGGGCGACTACAACGCGAAGCTTGCCGGCGTGGCGATGTGGATCCCCACTACCGCCCCGACGTCGGCCTCGTTCTTCGGCGTCGACCGAAGCGCGGACACCACCCGCATGGGCGGTATCCGTGTCACCGCGAGCGGCGCTCCCATCGAGGAGGCTATTCAGAGCTGCCTCGCGGAGTGCGGCCTCAACGAAGCGTCCCCGGACTACGCGTTCTTTAACCCGCTCGACCTCTCGACCCTCGCGCTTGCGATGGGATCGAAGGTGGAGCGCGAGTCGATCTCGGTTGGCGGTGTCGGCTTCACCGCCATCAAGATCGCGAGCCCGTGCGCGAACGGCGTCGTCAAGGCGCTGCCCGACGCGAACGTGCCGCAGGGGAAGGTCTACTTCCTCCAGATGGACACGTGGAAGTTCCACCACCTCGGCGAAGTGCCGAAGGTGATCATGCACGACGGCCAGCAGATGCTGCGCCAGGGCACCGACGACGGTATCGAGTTCCGACTCGTCTACCGCGGCGAGCTCGTGTGCGACGCCCCCGGGTACAACGCCGTACTGAGCCTCTAAGGTCGCGATGGCTAATCGCGACTTCATGTCCAACGTGCAAGCGTTGGACGAAGAGGTAAAGATCGTCGCGGGTTCGTTCGCGCCTGATACGGCGAACGCACCCACCACCGTACGAGGCCGCGGGTTTACCGTGGCTCGTACGTCCACCGGGCTCTTCACCGTCACGCTGGCAGACACATACCCGCTGCTGATCGCGGGTGACGTGTCCCTCCAGTTGGCCGCGGGCGCAGATCTTATCGTCCAACTGGGGGCCATCGACGTGGCCTCCGCGAAGACGGTTCAGATCCGCGTCTGGGACATCTCGGACGGCGCAGTAGCTGATATCGCAGCCAACGCGAACAACAGGATCAACTTCGTGCTGGTCCTGAAGAACTCGGCGATCGCGTCGTGATCAACCCGGCAAAAGAAGCAGCCTCCATCCTCGCTGGCGGGAAGAAGAAGCCCGTTCGCGAGGAGAGCGGCGACGGGCTCGACGCCGCGGCCGAGGAAGTCATGTCCGCTGTGGCGGCGAAGGACGCGGGGGCGCTGAAGAGCGCGCTCAAGTCCTTCGTGTCGATGTGTAGCTACGAAGAGGAAGAGGAGTAGCAAATGGCACGCACCGTGACGCTGGCGACGCTGAGGACGAGGGTTCGGCAACTTGCCGATCTTGAAAACTCGGCGTTCGTCAGCGACACGGAGCTGACCGACAAGATCAACGAGGCGATCACCGAGCTCTACGACCTGCTCGTGCGCGCCGCTGGTGACGAGTACTACGCCACTACATCCAGCATCACCACCACTGCGGGGACGGCTGCGTACGCGCTGCCGGCGACGTTTTACAAGCTCTGCGGCGTCGACTGGACGAACCCGCCAAGCGGCGGCACGGCAACCCTCGAGCCGTACACGCTCCTCGCGCGGAACATGTTCACGGGCGAAGCGAACGGCTGGAGCTTCTACCAGCGGCCGCGCTACAGACTCAACCGAACCAACATCAACTTCATCCCGACGCCCGACGCGGGCCAAGCGATTACGCTCCACTACGTGCCGACGCCCACCGCGCTATCGGCGGACGGGGACACGTTCGACGGCATCGACGGGTGGGAAAAGCTCGTCGTCTACACAGCGGCGATCGAGTGCTTGATCAAAGAAGAGAGCGACCCAAGCGCACTCATGGCCCTGCGCGAGCAGGTGCGCCAGCGCATTGAATCGCAGGCGTCGGAGCGCGACATCGGCGCACCAGCGGCGGTCACAGACGTCGGCACGCTCGACTACGAACCGGCATCGCGGTGGCGCGGATGAGTGGCGTCAAAGACTATAGGGCGCCCCCGTTCGGCCAGCAAAGCGCGGTAGACGACGCGTTGCGCCCGGTGGTCCGTAGCTCGATCGTGGACGGTCGCCTGATCGAGGGCGTGCGCCTCGCTGCGGGGGACAATCTAATCGAGCACAAGCTCGGTCGCGCGTATCGCGGATGGTCGATCGTTGGCGGCGGCACAACGACGGTGAGTGCGTCCGCTTCTGGCGGGAGCGGGTCCTCCCCCCTCATCCGCAAGTGGAACGAGACGGACACTAGCGAGTTTACCCTGCTCCAGGCAACGACGGGGCTTACCGGGTCGCTGTCTGTTGTCGCGGTCAACGGGCGCAACGTGCTACGGGCGACGATCTCTGGGACCTATTCCGGCACAGAGGGGTTTGTTGCGTGGCGGTTCGGCGCAGCGGACGCTCCGTCGCGCTACGAGTTTCGATCGTCGGCCAAGCGTTCTGTGCAGATTTCGGGGTCCGATACGCTCTATGCGGGCGCGCTACTCATGGCCACCGGCACCGGAGGATCGCTCTACGGCCTGACGGGTGCGGTATTCGATTCGACCGATCAGCAGTACTTCTTCGGGATCGAAGCTGGCGTCATCACGTTTTCCGCTCCGCTAGACCTCGGGGTAGGCGCCGCGCGAGACGCCGACGTGAAGTCCAGAGACAGGTGGATTTTTGAAACGCAATCGCCGGTAGTCACGTCGCCTAAGTTTGTTTGCCACTATCACGGCGAGTCAAAAGCCGCCTCCGGGATGTCGCAGTTCGGGACCAACTACGAGGGCGACATTTCTCCTGCGTTTAGCGGGTGGAACGGAAAGACGCTCAATACCGTGGGCATCTGCATGGTTGTGGCGGCGTCTAGCGGGACGGCAAACAACAGCGTCGACTTCAGCGATATCGAGCTGTGGCAGCACCCGATGGACGTGAGTGCAAGCGGCGGAGGTGGCGCGATCACCGTGACCGCTACAGCCGGCGTCGCGGAGGCGACAAGCCCCGACGCGTCGAAGCTCCTGAAGCTCAACGCCGCAGCGGCCCAAACCGTCGACCTGTGGGTGTTCTGATGCCGCTCCAGCAGCAGACCATTCACATCCCCATCTCAAGCGGTATCAACGAGAAGGTCGACTCGCGTCTACTCGATGCGCCTTCGCTGGCGACCGCGGAGAACGTGATCAGCGACAAGGTCGGCGCGCTCGCCAAGCGCAACGGCGTCGAAGCGCTGACGGTGAACGGGCAAGGCACGTGGCAGGCGCACACGCTGTTCGAGACACAGCAGGCCATAGCTCAGATGCACACCAAGGGCGTGGCGCAGTACTCAGCGAAGGACGCCTACTGGAAATCGGTCGACGTCGGCAACTCCGCCGCCGACAGCACGTACACATACCAGGCGCGCGCGGTCGAGACGCGGGAGGGGCCCTTCAAGCGCGGCGAAGCGTCCGTGCTCAACCTCGATTGCGCCGTAGTCAACGGCATCGCCTGCTACGTCTGGGTCAACGCGGGGGGCTCGCAGGATTTCCGCGCCCTGTGCGTCGAGGTCGCCACGGGCGCGATCGTCATGCGGGAGACGTCGATCGTCATACCCGCGTCCGGCGCGACCGCGTACCCGAAGGTGGTGGCGGCCGGCTCGTCATTCTTGGTCTTTGGACAAACGACCACCTTCGCGAATATTGGCTGCTACGTCATCGACACGACCGCGCATCCCGTGGCGGTCGCTGCCGTGGTCAATGTCGCCACCGACTCAGACGGCGCGGTCTTCGATGTCGCGCAGGACGCGGCCGGAACCGGCGCGGTGCTCGCCTACAACTCGAACGCGTCGTCTATCAAGCTCAAGACCATTTCGTCCGCCGGCTCGGTGGGGACGACGTACACGGACTCGGCATCGACGGCGAGCAACGTGATTGCGGTCTACCAGCATCCGGACTCCCTCAAGATCTTTGCGGCGCACGCGACCGGAGGCGGCACCCTTCGCGCGACCATCTACACGTCCACTCTGTCAGGCGTCGACACCGCAGCGGCCGATGTACAGACGGCGCGTGTAGGCGCAGCGGTCGTCAACGCAGGCATCGTCGCGGCGAGCGCCACCGCGGTCTACATCACGAGCACAGAGACCGAGGACGCGAGCGACTCGCGACAGGTGCGCTTTGCCCGCTTCGACTCGGCGGGCGCCTCGAATCGCACGCAGTGCTACCACGTCTCGCAGGTGGCAAAGCCTTACCTGGCGCTCGGGACGACGCCCTACCATCAGCCCTTCTTTGTCTTTGCGTACTACTCGCCCGTTTCGGGGTCGAGCCAGCCGCACGCGCTCGTGTGTGGCCTCTATCAGACGCAGAGTGCCACGTATCGCTTCTACGCTCACGCGCGCGTAGGCCACGACCGGGCCTCAGCGATCAGCACGCCGCGCCTGTCCGGTGTAGCCGCATATTCAAGCGGCGGCGTGCAGTATCGGCGCTTCGCGCTATCTATAGACGCCGCGCTCAATCCGGTGGTGCGCGGCGGGGACTGGGTCGAGCTCGAGTACGGGCCGCGCCCTGTGCGCGTCGAGAAGGTCGGCGCGTGCAATGTCATCTCCGGCGGCGCCCCCGTGTGGTTCGACGGTTCTCGCATGCAGGAGATGACGCCGCAGTGGTACCCGGAGCAGCCCACCGTTGCCGTCACGGGCGCGGCGTCGGGCGCGTACCTGTACCGCGTGGTGTATGAGTGGGACGACGAGGCCGGAAACCTGCATCGCTCCGCGCCGTCTCCGGCCTCGGCGACGGTGCAGCTTGGCGCGACATCGAACGTTGTGAAGTTTCCCGCGCTCACCATCACGGGCCGCGACGGCTTCGACACGGCGAGCTATCGCGCGACGCTGTACCGCACGACCGACGCCGGCACCATTTACTACCGGGTAGTCACCGGCGTCCCGTCTGCATCCACACCAAACGGCATGGTCACGCTGACGGACTCCAACACAGCTGACGCGACGATCCAAGCAAACGAGGTGCTGTACACGACGGGCGGCGAGCTTGCCCCGACCGCTCCGCCTGCGCTGTCCGAGGTCGCCGTGGCAAAGGGGCGCCTCTGGGCCGTCAACGCCCTCGACCGCCAGGAGGTGTGGCCGTCGAAGCTTTTGAAGCCGCTCTACGCGCCCGAGTTCGCGGGCGAGCTCGCGATCCGCGTGGACTCCTCGGGCGGCGACGTTGTCGCCTTGGCTCGCCTCGACGATAAGCTGATCATCTTCAAGGAGACCGAGATCTTTGCGATCTTCGGCGACGGTCCCACCGACGCCGGCACGCAGGACACCTTCAGCGAGCCGCAGCGCATCTCCACGAGCGTCGGATGCGTAGCGCGCAACTCGATCGTGCAGGGCCCCTTCGGCATCCTGTTCCAGTCCGCGCGCGGCATCTACCAGCTCACGCGCGACTTGCAGGTGCAGTACATCGGCGCGCCGGTGGAGACGACGATCGGGACCACCGAGGTAACCTCGGCCGTCCTCGTCGCATCCAAGAACGAGGTTCGCTTCCGCCCGCAAAACGTGGTCTGGAACTACCTGACCAACGTCTGGTCGACGAACACCGGCAACTGGCCCACGGCCGTGCATGCGCTCGCGTGGGACGGCGTCTACACGATGCTGACCGCGACGGGCAAGACCTGGATCGAGACGGCCGCCTATGCCGACAGTTCCGACTTCGCCGACGCCTTCATCGCGAAGCGCATCACCTCGGCCTGGTTCAAGTTGCCGGGCGCGCAGGGGTTCCAGCGCGTCTACGAGATGGCGCTGCTCGGCGAGTACGTCGGCGCGCACGGCGTGACGATCGAAATCGGCTACGACTACGACGCGTCGTACACGTACACGAAGACGTGGACGCATGCGGAGATCACAGCGCTGACCCGCTATCAGCTTGTGGTCCGGCCTCCGCGTCAGAAGTGCGAGGCGATCCGCTTTCGCATCACCGAGACCACGCCGGGCAGCGCGACGGCGGGAGCGATTTGGACAGCGATGTCATTGACGATCGGCGTGAAGCCGGGTGTGTTCCGTGCGCCCATTGCGGCGAGGAGGTAGGCGAGCATGTTTGGCATCGGTGAATACGACGCGCCCGAGAACAACTACAAGGCGCAGACGGTCGGCCTCGGGAACATCGACGACATCCGCAACCGCACCCAGGGCGGGATGGATCAGCAGAAGCAGCGCGCCAACTACCACGGCATGCAGTCGCAGACGGCGCGCGGTCAGCAAGACCAGCTAGCGGGACTTCTCTACAGGCAGTCGATGGGGAAAGCCGGACCCAGTGCGGCCGAGGGGCAGCTCCAGGCGGGCCAAGAAGCGGCGATGCGCCAGACAATGGCGATGGCCGCTGGCGCTCGGGGGAATCCTTACCTCGCGCGACGCAGCGCGATCGACGCGCAAGCGGGACTCGCCGGTCAGACCAACCAGCAAGCAGCGATCTTGCGCGCGCAAGAGCAGCAGGCGGCGCAGCAGCAGCTCGGCGGACTCCTCGGTGGCATGCGCCAACAGGACTTCATGGGTCAGCAGATGGCGCAGCAGCAGGAGCAAGACTACCTCCGCGGCCTCCTCTCGGCCGAGTCGGCGCAGCAACAGGGCGGCCTCGCGGCGCAGTCGATCAACGCGGGCGTGGCGCAACAGAACGCGCAAATGCTCGCGCAGGCTCGCCAGCAAAAGGCGCAGAGCGACGCAGCCATGATCGGCGGACTCTTCAGCGGCGCCGGGGCAGCGCTGGGGGCCGCGTAATGGCCGACAACTACAGCGACCCGAACACACCGATGTCCTTCGATCCGTTGGCAAACCAACCCCCCGCGTCGAGCACGCAGGGGCCGGTCTTGCCAAGCGGCTATCGCCTCGTCGCCTCGATGCCAGACACAAACGTTTTCGAAGACCCCTCTGGTCAGCGTCTCGTGATTCCTCGCGCGAACCCGCTCACTGGCGCACCGATGCCAGCCATCGATGCCATGGCGGGCGCGCCGCCGCCGCCGCCGAGCCCGGGCCGACTAGCTTTCCCGTCGCCGTCCGGCGGCGTCGAGGGTATGCGACCGATCGAAGCGGGTTCGGTCGGCGACTTCTACCAGACGGTGCAAACCCCAGGAGGCAACCGCCCGAGCACGGAGGAGTCGGTGGCCTGGGCGACGCGTAACGCGCCCTTTGCGAACGGGGCCGTGTACGCGTCTCCGTCGCAGCGGCAGCCCGGCCAGCAGCCACCACAGCAGGCTGCGCAGGGACGGCGCGCCACGGGGCCCTCTGGGCCGCGCGCTCCCAGCGCACGCGACCGATTGCTTCAGAGCTTCGACGCCGAGGGACGGGCCATCGAGCAGGGCGCGCGCGTTCGCGGAGACACTGCGCGCACGCAAGCTGACCTGATCTCGCGCACGTCCGTGGACGAAGGGCTCTTGGCCGAAGAGCAACGCGAGCAGCAAGAGGAGCGCGCACGCCAACTCCAAAGCGCCAACCAGCGCTTGGCGGCGATGCAACAGAAGATCTCGTCTCAAGAGGTCGACCCAGACCGCCTCTACGAAGAAAAGGGCGTCGGCGGGCGCATCGCGTCAGCTCTCGCCGTTGGGCTTGGCGCTATCGGCTCCGCGATGACTGGCGGTCCCAACATCGCCCTCCAAATCGTGCAGGACGCCATCGACCGCGACATCGAAGCGCAACGCGAGAACATCGGGCGCGGAGAGCGCGATGTCGAGCGCCAACGCGGCGCAATCGCGATGATGCGCGATGAGTTCGGAGACGCGGAGCAGCGCGAGGCAGCAGCGCGCGCAGCGCTTTGGACCGACGCAGAGAGGCGCGTGGCCGCCGCTTCGCAGTACGCCCAGGGAGAGGCGGAGCAGGCGAACGCGCAACAGATGCTCGCGGGCATTCAACGGCAGCGAGCCGCCACTGAGATCCAGTTTCAGCAGGCATCCGAGCGCGCGAACCGCCCCCAAGGGGGCCGCGTGGTCATGGTCGACGGGCAACCCATGCACATGTCCAATGCGCAATACCTCCAGTTCCGCCAGCAAGGCGCCGAGCAGGGCGACGCCAACACCGTTCCGGGCCTTCGCGTCTCGGATTCACGCGCCGCTGAAGCCCTTCGCCCAGAGGACCGTACACGAGTGCGCACCGTCGCGGCGTCCGGTAACGCGGTTCTCCGCGACCTCAACCAGCTAATCGACCTGCGCAGAGAGCACGGCGCCGAGATGGGCGACAGCGACGCCGCCATCCGCATGAACGGCCTTAGAGATTCGATCGCACGCAACCTGGGTGCACTTGAAGGGGCCGGCGCGTTCGGCGTCGAAGAGGGCGCGCAGTACCGCGCACGCGTCGGCGACCCAACCGAATGGCGGGTGCGTCAGCTTGCGGGGCAGGACCCCGTGACGTCGCGCCTCGAGGGGCTTCGGGAAATGATTCAGGGGCGCGTTGAGGAGAACGTTCGCCCCTACGGCTACACCACAGAGCCAGAGCCGCAGCGCGAATCCAACGTCCGCACCTTCCAGCCGGCACGCCGGTAAATGGCTGACGTACTCGACAGAGAGAGTGGGGAGGTCGTCCAGATACCGGACGATCAAGTCCGCGCTGCGTTCCTGTCGGGTCGCTACGGCCTTCCGCAGGGCGCACGGATCGACGTTGTATCGCCCGATGGTCAGCTAGGCAGCATCGATGCAGAGGAAGCCGAAGCGGCGTTCGGCGAGGGCTTCGACTTCGCCCCCGCGGCGGCCGTGCGCGAGGCGCAGAACCAAGCCGACTATGGCGAGGGCATCGGAAGCGAGGCGCTGGCTGGGCTCGCTGGCGCCGGGCGCGCGCTCACCTTCGGCGCCTCCGACGTGCTCGCAAGCGGCGTTGGTGACTTCATCGGAGCCGACACACGCGGCGCGCTCAACGAGCTGCGCGAGCGCAACCCACTGAGCACCGGCGCGGGTGAAGTCGTCGGCACGCTCGGATCGCTGCTCCTTCCAGGCGCCGGCGAAGCGAACGCGATCTTGCGTGGAGCTCGGGCCGCCACCGCAGCGCCTCGCGTGATCGCTGGCGTCGGGCGCGCAGCCGAAAACACCGCGCTACGCCTCCTCGGCACGGAGGCGGCAGAGTCCGCCGCGTCCCGCATCCTTGGCCGCGGCATCTCTGCGGGCGCTGGAGCCGGCGCGGAGGGCGTCGCATACGGCGCTGGACAGCTTGTCACCGAAAGCGCGCTCACCGATCCCGATCTGACAGCCGAGCAGATCGCGGCGCACCTCGGCATGTCCGCCCTCTGGTCCGGTGGCGCCGGTGGTCTTCTCGGCGGACTTGGGCGCGCTGGCAGAGAAGGCTACGACGCCACGCGCAACGCCCTGATGCGCCGCGCCGGTACCGAGGCCACCGAAGAGGCGTCCCAGGAGCTTGGGTCGCGCGTTGGCCGGCTCATGTCGCCGCAGGCCGTTGACGACTTCATCACAAGCTCAGCGTTCCAGGCAGCGGGCGCGATGAAGCGAGACATCGACGCAGCGGCGCAGCGGGCTGGCGGCGTGTCGCAGATTGGGCGCGACGCGCTCGACCTCGGCGTGGTGACCGCAGCATCCTCGGTGGACGACATCGCAGAAAGAGCTGCCCGGGAAGCCGAGAAGTGGGGCGCGCGCGTAGGGGAGCTCGTTCGCGGCCTCGATGGACAGAACGCTGTACGCCCAGACGGCAACCGCATCATGCGGCGCGTCCAGGAAGAGGTCCTCGACCGACTCGGCGACAACCCCTTCTTCGACGATATCCGGCGCACCGTCGAGCGCGACATCCGACCCTTTGCGTCTCGCTTCGCGACGACCGCAGACGAGGCTGGGAACGCCGTTGCAGGGGAAGCGCTCGGCTTCGAGCAGCTCCACAAGATCCGCCAGGGGATGGACGATCTCATCTACCGCAACAAGCTCTCGAACAGCCCCATCGTGGCCGAGCTCCGCGCGGTCCGCGGCATCCTGGAGGACGAAATCGAGACAGCGGGCGCAGAGGCGGCCCGGTCCGTTGGTGACGCAGCTTTCCGTGATGCGTACCAGCAGGCGAAGCGACTTTATGGATCGATGAAGACGGTTCGCGACATGGCGGCAGATCGCGTGCGTCGGAACGACGCAAACAGATGGCTCTCGCCATCGGACTACGGGCTTGCGATCTCTGGTGGACTGGGAGGGGCGGTCATCAGCTCCGCCGATGGCGACACCGACCCGGGCGCCATTGCGATAGGGTTCCTCTCCGGCCTTGCCCACAAGTTTGCACGCGAGCGCGGCCGCGCCTTCCTCGCCGCCGGCCTCGACAAGATCTCACGCGTCGGCGCCATCCAGCGCACCGCGCAAACGGTCGCGCGACAAACCGACGAAGGCGTCAACGGCTTCTTCCGCAACCTCTCGAGCACCGCACGCGAGACGGGACAGCGCGCGCGCCGTGCCGTAGCACCGCTCTCCCTCGAAGCGTACGAGCGCACCGCAGGCGCCGCGAAGAGCTTCTCCGAAGACCCGCGCGGCTCCTCCGAGCGCCTTGCGCAAGCCACCGAAGGCGTGTCCCGCGGCAACCCCGAGATCGGCGCGGCGCTTCAAAGCCAAGCTGTACGCGGCGCCAACTTTCTTGTATCGCGCCTCCCTGCGACGCGGCAAACGAACATGCTTCAGCCGCATCTAGCGCGCCCACGCCCTTCCGACACGGAGATGTCGAAGTTCCTGCGCTACGCCCGCGCCGTCGACGATCCACTTTCGATCCTCGACGACATGGAGGGTGGCCGCCTCACCCGCGAAGGCGTCGAGGTCCTCAAAGAGGTCTACCCGCGCCTTTATCAAGACGTCGTGAAGAAGGTGACTGAGCGCCTTGCCGACGAGAAGGAGCCTCTTCCGTACGAGGCCCGGCTTCAGATCGGAACGCTTCTGGGGGTGCCCACGGACCCCTCGCTTTTGCCCGAGAACATTGCTAGTTTTCAAGAGACCTACGCAGTAACCGCGCAGCCCCAGCAAGCCGCCGCGCGTCCGCAGACACCAGCGCCAGAACTGGCGAGCAGTCTGCAAACGGACGCTCAACGCATTGCGCAGCGATAGCTCGCTGCTGGGGTAGTTCACATGGGCTCGCCTATGAAGGCGATCAGCGAGAACGAGGGCGTTCTCGTTGCATCCGCCGCTCTGGCCGGGTCGGGCGCGTTCACCGCGTCCGGCGTTATCGACGTGTCGAAGAACCGACGCATCACGCTCGAGATCCTCTACAACACCGGGACGACCGGCGGATACCCGCACATCGTGCCCAACTTTTCGGGGCTCAAGGTGCAGCCAGCGGTTGGCGACGACTCTTGGTACGTGCCCGGCGTGTGGGACTCGACGGTAACCGCCGTCTCGCCCGGCGCGGTCGCCACCGGCGTCGACTACACTGTGACGCCACCGTTCGGTGAGGTGCTGTTCCGGCCGATCCTGCTGCGCTCCGCAGCGGCTACGGGCGCCAGCGACAAGATCCGCATGGTCGTGTCGATCGACACGAACGGTGCGCGGTGGCTCTATGTTTCGTGCGCGGAGAAGGGCGTCACCGCGACGCCTGGGACGCTCGCGATCAACTACACGCTGAGCGTCTAGTGCTGTCGCTGCTTCACCGTCCCGTCGTGCAGCTCATCGACGCGCGGGGCGTCGTCGCGCGCCAACCATGGGACGCGTCGCAGTCCGGACGACGTCCTTCTGGATTTGTCGACGCCGTCGCCGTCAACAGCCTCTCGAACACGAAGTACTGGCAGGGCAGTCTAGACGCTGGCCCGAAGGGCTCGGCAACAATGTCGTTCGGCGCCGTGTTCCGATGTGACACAGCGTCACTGGCGCGCGATCAGACCTTCATCGACAACTTCGTCACCGCGACATGCGGTTACCGTCTCCGTCTAGCCGCATCAGTAACACGTGCTCAGGCAACGGTGGTCTCGTCCGCGCCTGCGAACGTGGTCGAATCGAACAACCTCACGATCGCTAATGGGTCCTGCTACACGCTGCTAGCGGTGCTCGGAGGCGGCGGCCTGTCCATCTACCGAAACGGCGTCCTCATGTCCGCTGCGCAAGCGGTCACCGGCTACACGGCACCGACCGCGTCGGCGCGTCCTGAGATCGGAAAAAACCAAACCGGCGCAGGCGAGGTGTCGATCATGGGCGTCGTCGTCGCAGACGCGACGGCGCTTGACGCAACGGCCGCGCTCGCATGGCACAACAACGTGGTTGCCACGCTGACCTACGGCTTCGCCTCTGGCACCACGCATCTGTGGGACGCGCGCGATGTCGGCGCGAGCACGTGGGTGGACCAGGTCGCGGGCGTATCGCTCTCGAAGGTGAGCACACCGGCGACCGAGACCTTCACCCCTTCTTTTGGAGCCTAGACATGCTCGATATCCGCGACTTCGGCGCCGTCTGTGATGGCGTCTGCGATGATGGGCCGGCGATTCGCTCCGCCATCGCGGCGTCTCGCCAATCACATTATGCGTCGTACGGCAGCAAGATCGTCCTGCCCGCTGGGCGTATCCGCGTGGTCGGTGACATCGTGATCGATTGCGCGGCGCAGCTCGTAGGAGAGGGCGCGGGCTCGAGGTCGCGCAACACTGACGTGCTCATGGTCGACGGTGGCGTGATCGTCGAAGGCTCCGCGCAGGGTGGAGCATCCCAGCGCTATGCACAGGGCGCACTGATCGAGGGCGTGTGCTTTTCTGCGCAACGAGGAAACCCGTCGATCGGCATCCAGATTCGCGCATCGAGCTTCACGCTGCGCTCCGTGTCGGCCTTCGGCTTCGGCTCACACGGTATCTTCGTGGATGGTCGCGCCTCGGTCGGGCCGCACGACGAGCCCATCGGCTACCCGCGCAACGCGGACTTCTGGGAGCTTCACCGCGTGCTCGTGGAAAACTGCGGCGGATGGGGCGTGCTCGCTCGCGGCGCGGACTCGCAGGCCGGGAGTGGCTCTCTCGTGTCGACCGTGAGCAACGGTCTCGGCGGAATCGGCGATCGATCACACCTCGGCAATCACTGGAGCGCGTGTCATTCGGCCGCGAATCGTGGGCCGCAGTATGCGGCCTATGGACAGGCCGATGGATCCGAGTTCGTGAGCTGCTACGCGGAGCGCGAAGGCCCCGGGGCTGCGAGCGTGATCGCGCATCCGTGCGTGGTGCTCGGTGGCAATCTCCCGTCGTCGTGGCACCGCTTGCCTGCGTCGCAGTCGGAGATCGACGCGTTGCGCGCTGCCGGACACACGTCACTCGCAGACTGCTTGACCGAGACGACGACATCAGCGCGTCCTCCGTTTTTCGTGAAAAACAGGCTAGAAGTGGGTGGTTTTCGAATGCGCGTGCCGGGCGCGACGTCGACGCGATTCGATCTCGCGCTCCAGGACAACGCGCCGATCGCGATCCAGCGCGAAGGCATCGATCAGTACGAGACCGGACTAAAGATCGAAGGAGACTTCGTGCACCTCTGTCGAGGCGGGTACACGTCACAAAGCGTCGCGAAGATCCGCATGGATGGCGGCCAGGCCGCGACGCGCCCCATCTCGATCGACCTTCCGCGCGGCGTCGCCGTGTCGGGCCAGCGCATCATCAGCGCAGCGATTCCTCCGACGATGCTTGATGGAGCGGCCCCGGTGAGTGGCACCGTATGTTTCAACTCGCGGCCGTCAGCCGGAGGGTTTCTTTGCTGGGTCTACGTCGGCAACCGCTGGGTCGGATGCGCGAAGATTGAAGATGTGGCGCCATGACGCCGCCGAGGCGCGACGACAACGGGAGCGGTCGATTCGCGACGATGCTGGAGAGCATCGCGCCGCCACCTGACCGCGTGGTCCTCGACACGGAGAGCGTGTTGCACGGGCTGATCGATCATCTCCATACCAAGCAGCGAAGGGCGGAGGACGAGATCAAGCGCACGAGGCTCGGCCTCTACATCGCGTCCGCGTCGGTCGTGGTCGCGATTGTGGCCGGCGTCATCACCGCCGGTCGCTACATGGAGCGCGTGGATCACCTCACCGACGAGGTCACCGAGGTGAAGTCGCTCATCAAAGAGATGCGTGCCGAGGCACGCGAAGACAGGAGACGCCCATGACCGATGTGCTCGTGCTGCTCTGGGAGCAGCGTGACGAAATACTCGCCGGCATCGCTGCCATCCTCATTGCTGCTACCGCCTTGGTGCGCGCCATTCAAGCCGCATCGCATGCGGCCTCGGACTGGGCCGCGTCTATCCCTGGAGACCAGGGGGACGAGGCGCTCAAGCGCTTTGCCGATGCGGTCGATCGGGTGTCGTCAAAGCTCGAGGACCTCGTGGCGTGGGTGCCCAGGATCGCCGTCGGGAAGCGAGGCCCCAAATGATGAGCCCCAAGGAACTGGGTCACGACATCGTGATCTTGATCGTGTGTGGCCTCGTGATCGGCATCGTAGCGATGATCACCAGCGGATGCGGCGGGCCTCCCGCGCTCGCGTACACGGTGACCACGGCGGCCGGAGAGGCCATCGTCGCCGGTGACGAGGTGCTCGGCGAGCAGGCCGAGACCATCACGGACGCCGCCGCCGCGGACGCTCGAGCCGCACACCCCGACGACGTAGCTGCGCGCGTCGCTGCCTACGAGGTCGCCGTCGCCGCGCTGAATGACGCTGTCGAGGCGCTAGATGTCGCTCGTCACTCATGGCTCACGCTCGCCCACGCCCTCGAGGCATGGGACGCGGGCGCTGACGGAGCTGACCTTTCTTGGCAGCGAGTGGCCGCGTGTACCGCTGCGTCGCTCACGCGATTGACGCGCGCGCTCGTGGGCGTCGGGATCGATGTGCCCGACCTCATCGAGCAGACCGCGCATGACATCGGAGACATGGCCGGCAATCTGTGTGTGGCCGGCATGGATGGCGCTCGAAGCGCTGAGGGGCACACGCCATGAACTGGATCGACTACGCCAAGCTTGCGCTCGACGTGGGTCTACGCGTCATCGAGTCCATCGCCGACGATGATGACGGCGATGCAAAGGAGCGCATGCGCGAGCTTGAGCGTCTGCTCGGCCCGGAGCTGTCGTCTCGCGCGAAGGTGGCGTCCGCAATCCAGCGCGGTCGCGCGAAGGTCGAGGCGCCGTAGCTATGCGTGGCCTCATCTTCGTGCCCGACCGAGACCAGCCAGGGAAGCGTGACTACTCGGCCGTCTTTCGGCCGGAGGCGCTGCGTTTTGCGAAGCTGCACGGAGAGGCGTCCGTCGTAGAGATCGACGTGTCGCGAAAGCCTCCGCTGCGTCGCGCCGATGTCGTGCGTGAGCTCAACGGGCATCGAGGCAAAGCCCTCGACTACATCGCGTTTTTCTGTCACGGCTGGTCACGCGGCATCCAGACCGGCCACGACATCGGCAACGTGGCGCAACTCGCTAGCGCCATCGTTTCCGCATCGTCCGCGCGCGTTGTCGTCCCGCTCTATTGCTGCTCGACTGCGGGCTCTCCGCTCACAGGCTCGACCGGCGGTGACGGCGGCTTCGCTGACTCGCTACGCGATGCGCTCGCAAAAGCTGGCGCCACGGACTGCCGCGTCTATGGCCACGACCGCGCCGGACACGCCACGCGCTTGCCGTACGCGAGGTGCTTCAGCGGAGCGCTACACAATGGCGGAGAGTGGCTCGTTGACCCGAAGTCGCCGCGCTGGCGCAAGTGGGTGACGCGGCTTCGCATGACGGACCTACGGCTTCGATTTCCCTTCCTGAGCCGCACAGAGATCGAGGCGGAGCTGGACGCGTCGTGAGGATGCTCGTCGTCATGCTGGCGGTACTGGTGTGCGTACCCACGGTACACGCGGGCCCGCCTCTCCCTGCCGCGGAGTGGACCGACGAAGCTCGGCTCACCCTCGCGCATCTCGTGCAGGTCGAGACCACATCCGCGATCGACCGCCGCGCGATCCCGTGGGTGATGGCTCGCCGATGGCGCATGCAGCGACAAGGCTGGAGCTTCGCTGAGCAGGCGAGACGCTACTCGCCCGCGCTCGCTCGAGGTGCACGCACGCCACGCCAGCATCGCATCCTCGCGCAGGCGTGGGATACGGCACCGCTGCGAGTCCGCGTGCTCGTCGAGGCGTGGGGCCGTGGCGCGATCGATGACCCGTGCCGTGGGCGCGCGATCCACTGGGGCGCGCGGTGGCTGCCGTCGCCACTGCCGGAGGCCGAATGCGGGCGCACTGCCAATCGATTCTACTCGTCGCATCGCTGATCGCGGGCTGCGGGAGTCGACGCAGCGAACGGGGATCGCTTCCGCGATCTTGCCGTCGGCGACCCTGAGCGCCCCGGCCACCGTTAGAGCTCCAGCAGGCGACGGCGCAGCGTCTGCGTCGATCGGCACAAAGCTCGTCGAGATGCGTTTGTCGTCGCTCACCCGATCACCTTACCACCTTCGCCCCGCTCTCGCCTTCGGGCGGGGGCGGGGCCTTTTTGCGTTGTTACGTAGTGCCTGTCGGCGCGCGGCCACGACAGTCATTTCGGCACACCAGGATGGGATCGAACCACCGACCGGCGGGTTTGGAATCCGCTGCTCTACCGGCTGAGCTACTGGTGTAGGGGCGGGCTACTCGGAGAGTCGCCAGCGCCCGAGCTTCACGTAGTACTCGCCGGGCGCGCCTGCCTCTTCGACGACGGTGCCGATCGCTTCTTGCGCGTCAGCCTCGGCGTCGCCCTGCTCGACGGGGCACGAGACCGTGACCGTCATGCGCGCCATGCCTCCCTCGAGAGGTTCCTGGGTCACGGCTGCGTCGGGGCTGAAGATCGCCGCTCGCATGGCGAGGTGGACGAGCTCGTCGTGGTCGTTCATCCCGCCAACCTT